TTCAGATTACAACTTTGAAGGTTCTGGACTATCAACCCTACTAGATGTACTTGCATACAATACTCATTACTTGGGTATGAATGCAAACATGGCAATCAACGAAGCATACTTGGATACAGCAACTCTGCGTTCTTCTGTAGTCTCTCACGCAAAGACACTAGGTTATACTCCACGTTCTGCTCGTGCGCCTATGGCTATGTTGGATGTCACAATCAACAATACAACTCGTACATCTATCACAATCGAAAAGGGTACAAAGTTTACAACACAAGTAAGTGGTACTACTTACGCATTCGTAGTCAACGACACAAGAACAACCACAACACAAGATGGTATTCTTCGTTTTACTAATCTTCCAATCTATGAAGGTTCGCTTGTTACTGCAAAGTATACAGTGGACAATAATGACATTGAGAAGAAGTATATGATTACAGATAATCGTGCAGACACAACTACACTGAAAGTTTCTGTACAGACATCAACCACAGACACAACCACAAGAACATATACTCTCGCCAATGACATCTCTCAAGTCACTGCAACTTCTGAAGTGTTCTTCCTACAGGAAAATGATAATGGAAGATTTGAGGTTTACTTTGGTGATGACGTTGTTGGCAAGAAACCAGCAGACGGTAACATCATCATCCTAGAATACATTGTGACTAACAAGGGTAAGGCAAACGGTGCAAGTACATTCACTGGAACATCTGTTGGTGGTGAGACTGATATCACAATCGCAACAACTCAATCTGCATCTGGTGGTGCAGAACCAGAGACAATCGAATCAATCAAGTACAACGCTCCCCTCGACTTTGCATCACAGGGTAGAGCAGTTACAACTGATGACTACAAGGTTATCATTCCAAAAGTTTATGCTGACACTGATGCAATTCAAGTGTGGGGTGGTGAGGATAATGAACCACCAGTTTTCGGACAAGTCTTTATTTCAATCAAGACAACTTCTGGTGTGAACCTAACTCAAGCCCAGAAGGCAAGTATCGCAACTGCACTTGACAAATATAATGTTGCATCTGTTCGTCCTACGATTGTTGATCCAGAGACAACAAAGATTCTTTTGAATACAACATTCAAGTACAACTCTAACGTCACAACCAAATCAGCAACAGAACTAGAGACAGCAGTTCTTGCAACAATTACTAACTATAACAATTCTGACTTGAAGAAGTTTGATGGTGTATTTAGATTCTCAAAACTATCTCGTTTGATTGATGGTACTGATCCAGCAATCCTATCTAACATCTCAACAGTAAGAATTGAAAAGACAATCGTTCCACAACTAAACACAGTTGCAAAGTATGAACTAAAGTTTTCCAATCCAATTTATAACCCACACGCTGGACATAATGCAGCGATGGGTGGTGTTACCTCTTCTACTGGTTTCAATATTGCTGGTAGTTCTTTGGAATACTTTATGGATGATGATGGTAATGGAAACCTCAGAGCATATTCACTAACTGGTGGAACAACTAGAACATATTACACAACGAACATTGGTACAGTTGATTACTCTACAGGACTGATATTGATTGATGGATTGAACATCACAGGTTCTACTGAAACTGCTGGTATCACAGTTACAATCCTTCCATCATCAAATGATGTTGTACCAGTTCGTAACCAACTACTAGAAATTGATTTTACAAATCTAAAGATTACAGGACAGAATGATACTATTGAATCTGGAGGCTCCTCTGCCGGAACAGGTTATACTACATCATCTTCATATTAGGGTTTACTAGATGTCTGGAAATGAACCAACAATAAAAAATAAGGTGTCTCCACATATTCAGACTCAGTTGCCTGAGTTTGTCCAACAAGACCATCCTTTATTCTCAACCTTCCTCAAACATTACTATGAGTTTCTTGAGGCGGGCGAACTTGTTATTACTGGTAGTAATGACTATGTGATTGAAGAAACTATTTCCAAGAACTTCATTCTTGATGAGACTGAAGAGAAGATTGTTCTTGAGGAGTCTGTTGGTAAGTTTACAGTCGGTGAGACAATCACTGGTGCAATCTCTGGTGCAACGGCTCGTGTTCTCGTGGATGACTTTGATGATAACAATCGTCTATTCATTACATCCCAACAAAAGTTACAAACTGGTGAGACAATCACTGGTGGTACAAGTGGTGCAACATCTACTGTTTCATCCTATCGTGCAAACCCTGTACAGAACATCCAACAACTTCTTGCATATGCTGACGTTGACAATACTGTTTATGATTTCCTTGACAAGTTCAAAGATTCATTTATGCAGTCCTTCCCCAATACTCTTGCAGACGGACTATCGAAAAGAAAACTTCTAAAGAGTATCAGAGATATGTACACTGCAAAGGGTACTGAAGATGGACACAAACTATTCTTCAGAATTCTCTTTGATGAAGAGGCAACCCTAATCTATCCTCGTGATAATATGTTGAGGGTTTCTGACGGTCAGTGGTCAACAGATAAAGTTATTCGTGTTATTGAGAATGGAACATCCGACTTCAACCAAGCGATTGGACAAAGAGTAATCGGTTCAACGTCTGGTGCGTCTGCTCTTATCGCAACAGTCATCAAGTTCAGAGAAGGTATCGAACTTGTCGCAGAGATAAACCTTGATGAAGATTCTGTTGAAGGCGAGTTTACCGTAGGTGAGATTGTTACCACAACAGATATTGGAAAAGACTTAGAAATCTCTGCTGTTGTAAAAGGTATTGTAACAGGTGCAACCGTAACGAGTGGTGGTGCATACTACAACACAAATGATACGGTGTCAATCGCAGGCGCTGGTAATGATGCGGCAACAGGTGTAGTCGAATCAGCAGGACAAGGTAACATTGATGAGATTGTTATTGAGGACGGTGGTAGTGGATACACCATAGGTGAAGAACTCAGATTTACTTTGACAGACACAGAAGGTAAAGGTGTCCGAGCAAAGATTGCAGTTGTTGGTGGTGCATTCCTTCTAGAACCAATCACATCGCCAGGCAACGTCATCACAGAAGATGGTGACTTGATTGTTACTGATGATGACATCCAGTACATTGAACACGAAACAACCGTTGGAGATTTGGACTATCTTGTAATGGAAGATGGTGGCCAGATTATCCTTGAAGAGAACACATTCAACGAACCACAGTTCAGTGCAAGTGAGATTGGTGAGATTACAAAGATTACCATGATCAACAAGGGTAACGGTTTCATCAAACTTCCTACTATAAAACATGATTTGAATTTCGTTAGTAGTCCACCAGAACCAACCGATCAAAGTAGTCCGACAACTGGTTCTGGTGCAAGTCTATTTGCAGCGTCAACTCAGACTCCTATGGTTGGACACGTTGAAGGTATTTCAATCACAAACTTTGGTTTGAATTATAACACTGCTCCTACCATGACATTGAACAGGAACTTCCTTGTTCTAAATGCAACAGGAACATTCACGCCAGGCGACACTCTTACAAGTCATGCTGGTACAGTCGTAGAGTTTGACAATAGTAGAAACATTCTAGAAATCAATACCTCAGTCACACTGAATGAGGGAGATGTTATCACAACGATTACTGGTGCAACTGCAACAGTCTATCAATCTTCTCCAGCTCTTGCAACAGTACAGGTTGGAACTATCGGAACAACAGTTGGTAACTTTGTTACTGACAAAGGTAAAGCATCTGTGGATACAATGCGTATTCAAGATTCAAACTACTACCAAGACTATTCCTATGTTGTTCGTATCGGTGAGTCAATCAACCAGTGGCGTGAATCAGTCAGACGTTCTGTTCACCCAGCAGGTTGGAATGTCTTTGGTGAAGTTTCATTCGCATCTCAAGTTTCTGCAAGACTACAAGTTCCTGCCGCTGGTGATATTGTCGGACATGACAGTGACACAACATTCACACCAGAACTTGCATCTACATTCACAAACCTATTCACTACAATCTTCCAAAGAAGGTTGGGTACAAAGACAGACGGCACAAGTCTAAACGCAAGTCCAAAGGTTGGACTGAAAGACTTGGACGAAAGACAGAGTGGAAAGAGAGAAGTCACACTTACAAGTACAGTATCAGTTCGTTTTGGTTTATCAAGTCAGACAACAAATGTTCTCGGCCCAACACTAGACTTGCTTCCTAAGTATGCATTTGCAGTTCCCCCAACAGATACAAGTGAACAGATACCAAACTATCCTGGCCTGTATAGAGAACTTAGACAGGGTGTCAATAGTGGTGAATACTATACCATCGAACAGTTTGCACAGTATCGTATAAATCAAGTATCTGCAAAGCAAGGTGAGAATACATTTGACTATTCGTCTACTCAACACAATACTTTTGATTCGACAGAGGATACATTCGATAGTCAGAGTATCTTTATTCCAGCTGCGGCGTACACTACAAGAATTAACATACCGCCCCCTGGCGAAATAAGAATTACTAATACAAAAACTAATGCATTTGATAATACCTTTATGACATTTGATAATGCAAACAACAGATTTGATGAGGAAGTCAGTTCATTGACACCTCGTGCAGTATCGGGCAGTGTATATACATCATTTGATGAGTCTGGTTTCTCATTCGATGATACAACAACTACACTCGACATAGGTGCGAATCCAGATTCGTTTGATTCAAGTCAACAAACATTCGATTCTTCTGCAAGTACCTATGACGAAACTGTATAAATAACAATGTAATTAAAACTTTAGGAGAAATCTAAAATGGCGTATCAAAAAGTCGGCACCGGCCAATCTGCCAATGACGGAACAGGTGATGATCTTCGCACTGGTGCAGGCAAGATCAATGCCAACATTGAAGAAGTCTATGCAAAGATCAATGGCGTTGCCACAAACACTATTACAGATGGTACAGCGATTACTACTGATTCAGTAGCATTGCTTACTGCAACTCAAACACTAACAAACAAAAGTCTAACCTCACCTACCATCACTGGTACAGGTGCGATTGCTGGTACATTCACTGGTGACATCACTGGTAACGTGACAGGTAACGTAACTGGTGACTTGACAGGTAATATCTCATCAGCATCTGGTAACGTACAGGTTACTGCGGCAACAAACATCTTAGAGATTCGTGGTGATGGCTCAGCAGTTGAAGGACAGATTGTTCTAAACTGTCATGCAAACTCTCATGGACAGACAATCAAACCACAACCACATAGTGCAAACGTAACGAACACTTTGTTGCTTCCAGCAGATGGAAACTCAACTCTTGTTTCAGAGATTGCAACACAGACACTTACTAATAAGACACTGACTTCACCTACCATTACTGGTACTGGTGCAATCGCTGGTACATTCACTGGTGACATCACTGGTAATGTAACTGGTAACGTGACAGGTAACGTAGATGGTATCGTTGGTGGTACAACACCGGCCGCAGTTACAGGCACAACCATTACTTCAACCACGACTTTCCAACTCAAGGCATATGCAGACACAACTGCAAGAGATGCTGCAATTACTTCACCTGTCGCTGGTATGTTGGTTTACTTGACTGCAACAAATAAAGCACAGGTATACAATGGAACTGCATGGGAAGACCTTACATAAGATAGGATAGACAACTATGGCAATTGATAAAATAGGTACAAATGGATTGGTGGCTTCAGATATTGTGCCACCAGATGGTTCAATCTCAACTGCAAAGATTGCTAACGATGCTGTTACATCTGCAAAGATTGGTGTTGATGTTATTGCCGCAGAGGACTTGGCAAACAATTCAGTAACAGTTGCAGAACTTTCTAGCAATGCTGTGACTAATGCTAAAATTGCAGATAGTACTATATCTCCACAGAAATTAGAATACAGAGATTATTTTAGATTTCGTATTACCTCACCAAAAACAGGTTATAGTGATGGTGTTGAATATGTTATGCCATTCAATACAAATGGAACTGTTGATTTTGACTCGACTAGTGGATTTAGTAATGATGCAAATAACACATGGACTCCAGCATTATCTACAAATGGTGAGACACAATTCTGGCTCTTTGGTATATCCGCTGGGTTTGATACTAATAGTGCTGAAGCAATAAGAGATGCAGTGATTGGTGTTCAACAATCTACTGATGGTGGTTCTGTCTGGTCTGATGTGTTTCACACTGCTCAGAGATTCTATGATACTACTGGGGATGACCAAGAGGGTGCAACTCTTACTGCAACATATTTGCACAGCATTACCCCAACAGCAAATTACAGATACAGAATGATGATATATGTAAATACCGACCAAGCTCACACAGCCACTTGGGATTTGAATTCCGCTGGCAGCGCACTTATTGGTGGCGCCAACACTTTTGATGATAACTCTCTCAGTTATTGGTGGGGTTTAAGAGTCTACTAAATTGCATCATAAATAAGATTATAGGAAAAAACAATGGCAGCGATTATTACTGAAAAGTTCAGAAAACACAATGCAGACCAATTCTTTGAGTCATTCTCAGAGGCGGCTGCATCAACATACTATTTGTTCATTGGTAAGAGTTCACCTTTTACCAACTCGACATCTGGTGGCGATGACAACTCACCCCCTTCTCCAAAGGATGATGTAAGTTCAGAATTCTATAAATGGGACTCAATGCTCGCTGCCAAATTGATCTCATCTTCAGATGTGTCTTTCGTTATCCCAAGAAGAAATTGGGTTGACTTGACAACATACGATATGTATGAACATGATATCAGTTCATCTAACCCAACAACCTCTGGTGCAACAAACTTGTATGAAGGTACATTCTACTTTATGACTTCAGAGTATAAAGTATATAAAGTACTTGACAATAATGGCGGTGATCCATATGATGGAGCAGAACCAACAGGTACAGGAAACATTCCTTTTGAACTTGGTGGATATACTTTACAGTATATGTACACACTAAGCACATCACAGATTCAGAAATTTGTAACTAACGACTTCATTCCAGTACTAACTGACAGTGCAGTACAAAGTGCAGCCGCAGATGGTTCTATTGATGCACTTCGTGTGACTGCCGGTTCTGGTTATACAGACGGAACATACTTTGCAGCAATCAAGGGTGATGGTTCTAGTGGTGTTGTAGAAATCAATGTATCTGGTGGTGCAATTGTAAAGTTTGGTAAGAGTGCTGGTGAAACAGATGTTGTGACAGCAGGTACAGGGTACACCTTTGGTACAATTGACTTGACAGACGTTTACTCTGATAGTTCTCTAAACACTGCAGCCAATATTGGTACTGGAACTAACGGTGCAGTTGTTCCAATCATTTCACCAAAAGGTGGACATGGTTCAAATGCAGAAGCAGAACTTGGTGGACACTTCGTAATGATGAACACCAAACTGGAACAGGCAGAAGGTGATGATATCACAGTTGCAAACGACTTTAGAGAAGTGGGTATTGTGAAAGATCCTTTTGCTGTTGGAACAACAACAGTCGCATCTATCTCTACTGCAAGACAGACAAGTATTGTAAAACTTGCATCTGCCCCTTCAGTCGCATATGAGATTGATGAAAAGATTACTCAGTCTACAACTGGTGCAGTTGGTAGAGTTGTTGAGTATGATGCAACAAACCTAACCCTATTCTATGTACAGGAAAGATTCTCTGACTATGGTATCCATGCAAATGGAAATTCAGTTGCGTTCAGTGGTGCAAATGTTATTACAGGTGCAAACTCTAATGCGGCCGCAACGCCTGATACATCAGCAACATCGGCAACCGTAGGTTCAACATCTGTAACATTATCTGCTGGATACGCTGGGCCTGAACTTGAACCCAACAGTGGAGATATCATTTATGTAGAAAACAGACGCCCGATTTCTCGTGCATCTGACCAAACAGAAGATATAAAAATCGTAGTGGAATTCTAAACAATGGAAAAAACCAATCTCAATGTGTCACCATACTATGATGACTTTGCTGAAAACAAAGATTTTCATAGAGTTCTCTTTCGCCCAGGCTTTGCAGTTCAGGCAAGAGAACTAACACAACTTCAAACTATTCTTCAAAACCAAATCGAAAGACATGGACGCCATTTCTTCAAAGAAGGTACAGTGGTTATCCCTGGCTCCATTGGTTTTACAGATGAATACTATGCAGTAAAGTTGTCGTCTACAATATCACAGACTGATATTAGTAGTCAGATTCAAGACTACGTTGGGAAAAGAATTACTGGTTCAACATCTGGTGTCGTTGCAGAAGTTATTCAGGCAGTTGCCGCAACCACAGATGACCCTATTACACTATATGTAAAGTATGTTGCAACTGGTGACGATGTTACTTCAACAGTATTCACAGATGGTGAACTTATTTCTGCTGATGGGATTGTTGGTAGTTTTGGTGCAGATGTAGAATCTGCACAACTTGAAGCATCTAATGCAACTGCAACAGGTTCTTCTGCAAACATTGAAGAGGGTGTATACTTTATTCGTGGACACTTTGTTCGTGTTGCAGAACAGAGACTTATCCTAGACAAGTATACAAACAAACCTTCCTATCGTGTGGGTCTTTCAATCACTGAAACACTAGAGACACCAGAAGAAGATGGTTCTCTTTTGGATAATGCACAGGGAAGTTCAAACGTAAATGCGAAAGGCGCTCATCGTCTAAAGTTCTCTCTAACCCTTGACAAACTTTCTCTTACATCTACTGATGATGAGAACTTTGTCGAACTGATGAGAATTCAGAATGGTAATCTAGAAGTCAAAGCTCGTAACACAGAGTACTCTGTTCTAGGCGAGACACTTGCTCGTAGAACATTTGATGAGTCTGGTGATTACACAGTTCGTGACTTCCAACTAGACATTCGTGAAAACCTAAACGATGGTTTGAACAATGGTATCTATACATCTGGACAGACAACCGATTCTGGTAATACTGCATCTGATGATTTCCTAACCATTCAAGTTGCGCCGGGCAAAGCATATGTTCGTGGTTATGAGATTGAAACGATTGCACCAAAGTATATTGATGTTCCTAAACCAAGAACAGTCGAAACCTATACTAGTTCAGTGACACCTGTTGAGGTTGGTAACTTTGCAACCGTTGATAATCTGTTCGGTGGCCCAGAGATTTCACCAGAAGATGCTGGTGAGATTGATCAACCGTATCGTGAAGTCGAACTAAGGGATACTGCAACTGGTACTCGTGGTACTGGTGCTGGTAATGTAATCGGACTTGCTCGTGTGAGAGGTGTAGAACACTTTGAAGGAAACACTGCAACAACTACAGACATTCTTTCTTCAACCTCACTAACAAATACAAAATTCAAACTATATCTATTTGACATTCGTATGTTCACAAAGATTACTTTGAATCATTCAACTAGCGGTGGTGGTACACCATCTGCTGGTGTTGATACTGGTGCAAAGATTACTGGTGTGAACTCTGGTGCATATGGATATGTTGCATCTGCAACCTCTGGCGCAACACTTGTACTTACATCTGTTGTGGGTACTTTCATTGATGGGGAAAAAGTTACATCGACTTCTTCCACAGAGGCAGATGAAATCTTAGAGAATTCTAGTAATGATGATTTGATTATTGATACAAACGGTGTTACCGTACACGACTTCAGTGAAGTCAAACAAACATTCATGCTTGACCCAGATGGTTCGCCTGATGCGAACTTCTCTGCTGATATTTTCCTAGACAGTGATGTAACAATCTCTGGACTTGTGACAAACTCTACTACAACTCTAAATGGTTTCCAAACTTCATTTTTGACAGAGTTACAAAACGGTGATGTAATTAGTCTACCTTCTGGTGCGGCTGGTGCTTCTGAAGAGTTTACTGTTACTGTAACAAATAACACAACTCTAACTCTTAGTGGCACACCAACAAACACAGTTACTTCTGTGAACGCAATCAGAAAAAGAGCAAAACTAAAAGACCAACAAAAGAATATTCTTCTTCGTAAACTACAGAAGAATGGTATCAAGACACTCAAGACAGAAACTAATGCTGGTGCATCTAGAACAGACGTAGTGGTAAGAGAAACCTTTCATGGTTCTACTTCTTCTGGTGCAGTATCTTTTGGCCCTGCCGGTACAAATGAAACATTCAATGCAGTGGACAATGAGGACTTTGTTCTAATCGTTGTAACTGGTGGTACTGGTACTGCGGCAACTGGTGATATCATCAATCTAAACTCTTCTAATGTAACGGTAACTGGTTCTGGTTCAAACACTCTTGTTGTAACATCCCCAACAGTTTTGGGTAACGGTGCAGATGTTCGTCTTGTTGCAACACTTACAAGAACTGTTACTAGTGAAAAGAACAAGACAAGAAATCGTGTTCAACTTCTTCAAGTGGACAACGATGGTATTGCTGGTGGTGGACAGTATGGTACATCTGCTCATCATAAAGACATCTCTTTCGGTGTTGCTGACGTTCACAAACTTCATGCAATCTATACTGAAGAAGATAACACAAAGTTTCCATATCCCCCATCATCTGACATTAGTTCTTCCTCTGGTACATTCACTGCTGGTGAACTGATTACTGGTGGAACATCTGGTGCAATTGCAAGATTGATTACGGTTACTGACCCAATCTCTTATATCAGTGTCAATGGAAGAACCTTCTCTGTTGGCGAGACAATCACTGGTAGTGAGAGTACTGCAACAGCAACGATTGATGCAAACTACGCTGGTTCTCGTGATGTAACAAATCAATTTACTCTTGACAATGGACAAAGAGACAACTATTATGATATTGCGAAACTGGTTCGTAAGTCATCTGCCATCGCTCCTGTTGGTAAACTGCTTGTAGTATATGACAACTTCGATCATGGTGGTGGTGACTTCTTTACTGTTGACTCTTATAGTTCAATCGACTATAAAGAAATTCCAGTATACACAGCGACTCGTGTTGATCCAGAGGTTGCAGAACCTACTGGTGAATATGACTTGCGTGATGCAGTTGACTTCAGACCTCGTGTTGCAGATAAGAATGGTAGCGGCACAAACATTACAGATTCAAATACAGTAGATGGCCCAAGTGGACTAAACCTTACTTGTAAGAAGGTTACAGACTTTACATTCAACTTTGAAGATCGTCTGTTCACTGGTAGTGGTGCATCAACTACAAATCTTCCAAAGGACAACTCAAACTTCAAGTATGACTTTGAGTATTATGTTGGACGTATCGACTCAATGTTCTTGACACCAACAGGTGACTTCAAGGTTATTAGTGGTGCGCCATCAGAGAATCCTTTGCCTCCTAAACCTCTAGATGATGCAATGCATATTGCAAAAATCAACTTGAACCCATATGTTCTTTCTACTAATGACGTTGACTTTACAAAGACAAACAATCGTAGATACACAATGAAAGATATCGGTAAACTTGAAAACCGTATCAACAATATGGAATACTATACTGCATTGTCTCTATTGGAGAAGGAAGCACAAAGTTTAGAAATCCAAGACTCAAACGGACTAAACAGATTTAAGTCTGGTATCCTCGTAGATAACTTTAGAGGACACGCAACTGGTGATGTGAATCACCCAGACTATCGTGCCGCAGTAGATATGCAAGCTGGTGAGTTGCGTCCAAAGTATTACATGAAGGGTATCGGTGTAAGTGAAGAAGCGGCAGATGATTCAGATAGAACTTTAAGAAGTTATCAGAAAACTGGTGACATTGTAACTCTTCCATATGAACATACTGTTACTGCATCTCAACCATATGCAACTCGTGTTGAAAACCTAAACCCTGTTCTGAACTTTGCATGGGCTGGTGTTTGTGTTCTCAATCCTTCGGGCGATGAATGGTTTGAGGTAAATCAACTTCCAGATATTATTATCAACAGAGAAGGTAACTTCGACTCAGTTCTCGCTGCAAATCGAAACGCACTTGGAACTGTTTGGGGTTCATGGCAATCTCAGTGGGGTGGTACTGTTACCGAAAGAACAACAACCTTTAGAGAGACATCATGGGCAAGAGCTCGTAGTAGCGTTCCCTTCAGACCTATTATTAGAAGAACAATTCTATCATCAAGTGATGGTGGCCCACTAGTTAGACAGGGTGTACAGACTTCTGTTATTCCACAGATTGATGTTGAATCACAAGGTAACAAAGTTCTATCTCGTGCATTGATTCCATTCATGCGTTCAAAGAATGTTCATTTCAAGGCGACAGGAATGAAGCCTTTGACAAGAGTTTATCCATTCTTTGACAAGACGCCAGTATCACAATATTGTGTTCCTGCCGGTGGTGCAGTTACAGGTACAAGGTCAAATCTTGCTGTGACTACATCTGGTTCATGGACATCCATCTCTAGAGTAGAGTTTGATTATCATAAGATTGGTGGTAATCCTCTTATCGCAACTATTTCTTATAGAACAGATAAGGGTGAAGACCTTATTGCAATTGACACAGACACATATCCTGGCTCTACTAGAAGTAATGTTACTGAAACAGGATTATCTCTGACACCTAATAATAAAGGTGAGGTTTATCTAAGACTTTTTGCAACTGATACGAACAATAGGATCGGTGCAAACGATAGACTTTATGACATCAAGGTATACGATCAAAGTGGCAATCTAATTCCAAGAGACAAATATCAGATTGTAAAGAATACAAGATGGAGCAATATTGGTAGAGCATTTGATAGTTCTTCATCTACATTTGCAACCTTCCAACACAGAAGATATCCAAACAAAAATAAAGTGAATGCAATTGAGTTCAAGATTGTTGATGGTGCAAAGACAGTAGTTCCAACTTCTGGAAACCTTTCTCTAATCGACAATACTGCGATTGATGAAACTGCACTAGTCACTTCACCTGCCGGTACAGTTGAAGGTATCTTTACAATCCCAGATCCAAATGTTCGTGGTAATCCAAAGTTTAGAACTGGTGATAGACTATTCAGATTGTCATCATCATCTATAAATGAAGAGACACCACAACCAGAGACATTTGCACAAGCAATCTTTAGTTCTACTGGTATTCTAACCACAATGCAAGAAACATTCATCCACACTCGTAACGCAAGAGTAGAGGTGAGAAATCTTCAACAAAGAACAAATGGTATCAACAGAGATGACATTATTGGATGGTGGGATCCGCTTGCACAATCATTTATGCCTCAGGCTGATGGTGGTGAAGTGTTGACAAAGGTTGACGCATTCTTCTCGCAGAAAGATCCAGAACTTCCTGTTACTTGTCAGATTCGTGAGATGCAAAATGGTTATCCAACCACAACGGTTCTTCCATTTGCTTCAGTAACACTAGAACCAGATGAGGTTTCAGTTTCAGAAGATGCTTCTGTTGCAACAACATTTGAGTTTGAACATCCTGTCTATGTGAAGAACGGAGTTGAATATTGTATTGTTCTACAAACAGACTCCGATAAGTATCTCGCATGGATTTCCAGAATGGGCGAACTAGATGTGGGTGGTTCTCGTTTGGTTTCAGAACAACCATATCTTGGTGTTCTCTTTAAGTCACAGAACAATACTACTTGGACTGCATATGACTTTGAAGATTTGAAATTTAATCTCTATCGTGCAAAGTTTGACACAAGTAAGACAGGTGTATTGACACTTGTTAATGATGAACTTCCAGTAAAAACACTAGAAGATAATCCTGTCAGAACTTTCGCTTCAAGTAACATAGTAAAGATTACACATCGTGACCATCATATGTATGAGCCTCTTCAGAATAATGTCACTATCGCTGGTGTAAGTTCTGGATATACTACAACTCTAAACGGTGCAATCCTTGCTGGTGCAACTGCGATTACACTTACCAATACAACAACCTGGCCTTCATGGGCAACCACAAACGGTAACACCATCTTCTTGAAGATTGGTGATGAAATTAAGTCTGGTGTTGTTGGTGCGTCACAAACACAGATTGGAACTGTGACAAGTGTTGAGGGAACAGATTCAGACCATGCAGATGGTGCTACAGTTGAACTGTATATGATTCACGAAATCCCTCTAACAGAAATCAACAAGACACATACTGCAATTGGAAATGTTGGTATCGACTCTTACACGATTACTACAACCACAAACGCTGCATCTAATGGTGACGGAACAAGTGGTGGTAATGCTGTGACTGCAACTGAAAACGCAATGGCAGATGTTATCCAACCATTCATTCCAATTGTTGAGTTCCCAGATACACAACTTAGTGCAAAGGTTCGTTCTACTTCTGCAAGGTCTGCTGATGGTGGACAGACCTCTTTTGAAAAACAAACCGAATCTAATGCAAGAGTTATTGCAACGGATGATGAATATTACTTTGATAATCCTATCATGGTTGCATCACAAATCAACGAGACAAACAAAATGTCTGGTACAAAGTCCATGCATCTAATCTATACAATGACATCTGACAAAGATAACTTGTCACCAATGATTGACTTGGATAGAAAGACTGTTGCGATGATTGCCAACAGATTGGATAATGTTGATAGTGCATCTGATGTTTATCCAACAACAGACTATGTACCACCAACAGACCCAGAAGGCGATAACAATGAGGTTATCTACTGTACTCGTAAGGTTACACTGAAAACTCCTGCCACTGCAATTAAGGTTTATCTAGATGCAGTCCAGTTTGACACTTCAGAAATCCAAGTGATGTACAAGATACTTCGTTCTGACGATGCATCTGACTTCGATGAGATTGGTTGGCAGTACTTCAATACAAATGGTTCGCCTGATGAGAATGTAAACGCATCTGTCGATTACCAAGACTTTATTGAAAGACAATATACTGCTGACGGACTACAAGAATTTATTTCCTTCGCAATCAAAATTCGTATGCAAGGAACAAACAGCTCTGAGCCTCCACGTTGTAAGGACTTGAGAGCAATTGCAATGGCGACATAAGATGAGTGAATATATTCAAGTAGAAGATAATCCAAACCTTGCACGAGATAAAAATTCTCGTGCAGTGGTAAACACTAACATGGCTGCATACAAAGCAGCAGTAGAACGCTCTCGTGCCGTTCAAAAAAATAAAGATGAACTAAGAGATGCAGTAAGAGACATAAATAATCTAAAGTCAGAGATGCACGAAATAAAGAATCTTTTATTGCAAATAGTGGATAAGAAATAATGGCAGATCGTAACGCACCAGCAAGTTTTACTTTTGAAGAGTGGAGAGTTGAGTTCAATGAACTGGCAACTGATGTCGGTGATATTGCAAATCTTCCTTCAACTGTAAACGGTAATGCAGTAACAGATATTGTAGACGCAATCAAAGAATTGGAAAGTGGATTGAGTTCTGTTCTCTTTCCTACTGTAATTGACTTTGATGATTCTACTGGGCCTACAAGTGAAAGAATTAAATTTGGTGCAGATGATGATTTACAGATATTTCACGACTCCACAAAGTCGGTAATTAATCACACAGGAACAGGTGGTTTAGAACTAACATCCAATTCAACTACACTTACATTTCCAGCTGGAAGTGGTGTAATTGCAACTGAAGGTTTTGGTATTGCCCTTGCAGTTGCTCTTGGATAACTAACATAAATACTTAAAAGGGAAGAATTAGAATGGCTAATAATTTTAAGAACGCATTTGCGACAAGTGTTTCCACTAACAGTGGTTCACCTACAGATGTGTATACTGCGAATAATGGTTCTGCCGTCAACTCAATTCTTATCGAACTTGACATTGCAAACACAGGAACATCTGCTGTACAGGTAACAGTTCTTGTTAGAGATAGTAGTGCATCAACTTCCTATCATCTCGTAAAGAATGCTCCAGTACCAGTTGGTTCTGCATTGAAAGCAGTGTCTGGCCAGAAGATTGTTTTGAACGGTGATGACAAGATTCAAGTGTATGCCTCTGCGGCAACAGTAGACGTTGTGGCATCAATTCTAGAAGATGTAACATAAGGGGTAAGTGATGTCTGATTCATATATTGGTATCAACGCACCAAACAGAATATCGGCTGCATTTCAGAAAGAAGATTTTCTTGGTTCTGATTTGAGTACGATTACTGTCGGTTCTGCTTCATACACAAATGCGTATGCTCTAGATACTGATGTTGATGGCGCAAATGCAGAAAACTTATATGTGGTTATGGGTAACGTGGTTCAAGAACCAGACGTTGCTTATTTAATTCACGAGAACGCTTCTTCCCAACCAAGAATTATTCAGTTTACAAGTGCAGTTGCTTCGACAGAACAAATCTATGTAGTTCATAGAGGTATCGGTTCGATGTCGATGAAACCACCAACAGGTTCAGTTGGTGCAGATCAACTTGCTGCAAACCTCAAGTCATTCACTACAGATGTAGCCGCTGGCGATGGTTCGACAACTGCATTCACTCTATCAGAAACCCCAGCAGTCGCAAACTCTGTGATGGTGTTCGTTGATGGTATTCTTCAGAAAGCTACAACTAACTATAGTATATCTGGTAATACCTTAACATTTACATCGGCACCAGATGCAAGTGCAGAGATTGAAGCAAAACATATGGGATTTCGTGGTGTGGTTCGTAGAGGGCCAGACTATCAGTATGATGCATTTACTGGTGATGGTTCAACAGTCGCATTCACTCTAAGTAGCGGTGGTGTTCCAACTAATAACGCATTTGTTTTCTATAATGGTGTTTGTTTGAAACCAACTACTGATTATGCAATCAGTGGTTCTACAATGACAATGACATTTGCACCACAAAACGCATCTGAAATAATGGTAAGGTATCAAGTCTAATGGCAAGTAATTCAAAAGTATTAGCAGAACTCTCTCTGGAAAACAAAGAAACGGACTTTATTGATTTGCCTGGCGGCACAACGGCACAACGCCCTAGTCCTGCTGGAAGTGGTAATTTAAGATATAATACCACAACAGGAAGAGCAGAATATTATAACGGTAATAATGAATGGCAACAAATTGACACACCGCCAAGTGTTACCTCAATTTCACCAAGTGGTGCAGAACCAGATGATACAAGTGCTAGTATTGTTGTAACTGGGGTAAATTTTCAGTCAGGTGCAACAGCAGCAATTGTTGCATCAAACGGAACTGTGACTAATGCAACAACAACAACTGTAAACTCTGCTACTCAAATTACTGCTGTCTTTAATACAACTGGACTTGCAGTGGGTGCTTATAGTTTCAAAGTAACTAACGCTGGTGGATTGTCTGGTGAATTGACTAGTGGTTTTGCAATAAGTAATTCGCCAAGTTGGACAACAAGTGCTGGAAATATCGCAACCTTCTACAGTGATAAAACTGGAAGTGTCACTCTAGCTGCAACAGATGCTGAAGGAGACACGGTATCCTTTGCCCTTGCAAGTGGTAGTTCTTTATATGGTGGACTTTCACTGAACGGCACTAGTGGTGTAATTAGTGGTGATCCAAGTCCAGATATTAGTTCTGGTGGTGCAGATGTTACAAGTACTTTCTCAGTGGAAGCAAGTGATGGAATTACAACAGTTCCTAGAACATTTAATATTATTATTAGTGAACCACTTGGTACTGCAACGAATCCTGCTACTAGTGCAAAACAACTGTACGATGCTGGTTATACAACGAGTGGTAACTATTATATTAACAATCCATTTACTAATGGTGCTGCTGCTCAAGTCTATTGTAAGATGGGTGTTGATGTTGAAGGATTGGGTACTCTATATCATTTCCAGAAGTTCATTCCTTCTATCTTATCTAACTTCGCACAGTATGGCAACTTTACTCCATCTAGTGCAACTCTATCCACATTATCATCAACTGCAAACGATTTTACAACATACAACTACAGATATACAACAAATAATTCTAGTTCTGGTGCCGCTGGTGTAAGACAGACAGGACTTACAGCAAGTCAAACAGATGATAGTGGTATCATATTTGCAATCGATCATAAGAGAAACAGTGGGGGTGATGGAACGAACCCAATCGGTGATGGAGGCCCATGTTTTGATGCAAACTTAACAGGGGATGTATCATCCAATACTAACAGTCACAATTATTCTAATGAATGGCAAGGTGGTGTAACAACTGGTGAGGCAACTGCTGCCGGTGGATATTTTGTGTATGCAATGAAATTCCCAAGAATCAATAATGCTAATGTAAATTACGATAATAATCTAAGTGGACATTTCTGGTATAGTGGTAGAGGTAATAGTCAGGCAAATGCTTGGGCAGACTTGGCGTCATCAAATGCAGAACAACATCAACGATCAGGATCTACATTTACTATTCAATCAAGTAACTATATTGCATTCAAACATCAGGGTTGGTCGGATACAAACAACTCTGCACAATCGGATTGTATCTATTGGGTTGGATACCAGATATAAATAGTAATGGAAAACAAAGGTAAACAATAATGGCATATATTGGCGCACAACCGACATACGGAGTATTCGATAGACAAGTATTGACAGGTGATGGTACAACCACACAGTACAATCTTGATCATATGGCAGTGCCAACTTCTTTGTTGGTGGTACTAGATGGTGTTGTTCAAGAACCAGAACATTCATATTCAACGAATCTTGTTTCTGGACAACCAGTAATTAACTTCTCAG